AAGCGGAGGGATGGTTAGCTTTCCAAGTTGCAACAACAGCTGGTCTCGATAAGAAATCCATGCAGGAGAGACAAGATTGGGTATTAGATAACTACCCTCTTATCTCGCGTGTCGCAACAGATCCCATTGGTAACATTGGGGACTGGGAGAATGTTGACGAGCAATGGCAATTCATGGCAGCGTGTAAAGAATATTACGATTGCGTTATCGAACAAAATAGGAATTGGACATCACTGCCTATTGCCGTAGACGCAAGCTGTTCGGGACTTCAAATTCTATGTGGTCTCGCCAAGGACAAGTCAACAGCCAAGATGGTTAATGTCCTACCATCAGATACACCTCAAGATGCCTATAGGAGTGTCGCTGAGTTAGCAGATATTCCCAAAGAATATAGGGAACACGTAGACAGATCCGTGGCAAAACGCCTCGTGATGACAGTGCCTTACAACGCTAAGTTTAAATCAAACTGGGGCTATGTCAAGGATGCATTAGTAGATAAGGGTCTGGAACCTTCTAAGGAGGATGTCACCACTATCACTCATGCACTACGTAATGCTATGCATGAACTCTTTCCCGGTCCACTAGCAGTAATGAAGTGGATTGAGACAGAGGTAGGTAAAGCTATTAAGCGTGGAGCTACAGAACTTCAATGGGTAACACCATCGGGTTTTGTCGTAACTCAACGCTTTATGAAGGTAAGAACTGAACAAGTTAACTTACAACTTATGGGGCGTGTTCGTGTCAACGTTGCAGTCGATGAGACTGACAAGGTCGATATTAACCACCATAAGAATGCAACTAGTCCTAACCTTATTCACTCATTGGATGCTTCGATCCTCCACTTCACAGTGGTACGTTTCGATGCACCAATCACACTAATACATGACTCCGTCTTGTGTCGCGCTACAGATATGGGCAGCCTGTCCACTGTAGTACGAGAGGTGTACATGAAGCTATTCACAGATAACGATTATCTGGCTTCATGGGCAGCACAAATCGGAGCCGAAGAACAACCGCCGATGATAGGAGACTTAGAACCCTCCGAAGTCATTGAATCAACTTATTTTTTCTCTTAATGCCACGCAACATCATCAAAACAGACGAGCCTGTAATCCTCGAAGGTTATCAGGCTGTACTAAAACCCTCTAAGTTTGGATACTCACTGTCCTGTCTAGTAGGTCAAGAAGTAATTGACCAACTGGAAGAGGATCGAGTAGACACAATCAAGTGGGCAGAATCTAAACTCAAGAACCCTAAGCGCAGTGTCTGTAAGCCTGAGCCTTGGGAAGAGCTGAGTGACGGTCAGTATAAAATTAAATTTAGTTGGAAGGAAGAGACTAAGCCTGCTGTTGTCGATACAGAAGGTACACATATCACTAATGAAAACACTCCATTGTTCTCTGGTAGTCAGGTGAAGGTAGCTTTCTACCAGAAGCCTTACATCCTCAAGGATGGTGTCACCTATGGCACTACCCTAAAGCTTGTCGGAGCGCAGATTGTATCCCTTAGCAGCGATGCTGGAGTGGATACAGGAGACCTGTCCGCAGAAGATGTATCTGCACTGTTTGGTAAGACTAAAGGCTTCAAAGCAAGTGAGCCTAACGTCGAACCTCCTGCAGAAGATACATCTGAAGACGACACAGATTTCTAATGGCTTTCCGTTCCGGCCTTGAGGAAAAGGTCGCGGATCTAATGGTTGAGTTAGGAGTTAAGTATGAGTATGAATCTACTAAGATCCCTTACCGAATTATGCACAATTATACTCCTGATTTTATATTGCCGAATGGCGTATGTCTGGAGTGCAAAGGTTACTGGGATGCTGACGACCGACGTAAAATTAGAAATGTTGTGGAGCAGAATCCCGACCTCGACCTACGAATGATATTCCAAAGCCCTTTCAATACAATAAGCAAGAAATCCAATACTACTTACGCGAAATACTGTGAGAAACTCGGTATTCCGTGGACAAGTTTTACGAACATACCTATTGACTGGTTAATTTAAATTGAACACAATTGATTTGTTTGCCGGGTGCGGAGGATTCCGCCTTGGCATGGAGAGTGCTGGATTCAGTACGGTCTTCGCAAATGATATTGACCCAAGATCCAAACGAACATTTGAGGTCAATACACCTAACATTCCTTTTGAATGTAAGTCTCTCGTAGATATACAACCTGATGACTTACCTGAATTTGATTGTCTGACGGGAGGATTCCCATGTCAGCCATTCAGTGTCTCAGGTAAGCGTCTAGGTTTTCAAGATACAAGAGGGACACTCTTTTTCAAGATCGCTGAGTTACTACATCACAGGCGACCTAGAACGTTCCTATTAGAGAATGTCAAACAACTCTACCATCACGATGAAGGAAGGACCTTCAAGACGATTCTACGTGTCTTACGTGAGGATTTAGGTTATGACGTTCACTATCAAGTATTGAATACACTTGATTATGGTTTACCTCAGAATAGAGAACGAGTATTCATTGTCGGATTCGAAAAGCCAACTGACTTTGTCTTTCCTGAACCTGTACGCTTGAGTATAAGTGTCCGTGATTTGTTGGAGACAAATGTTGACGAGAAGTATTACTATAGAGAAGGTCACAAACACTATAAAGCTATTGCTAATGGTGTTAAAGATCTAGACAAAGTATATCAATGGAGGTGGTCTTACATTCGAGAGAATAAAAAGAATGTAGCACCAACCTTTTTGGCTTCTTATATGCAACCGACACTGGTAAAAGTCAGTGACGGTATCCGTGGTCTTACACCACGAGAAGGACTGAGACTACAAGGGTTTCCTGATTCCTTTGAATTCCCTAAGGAGTTTTCCGATAGGGATAAGATGCATCAGATAGGTAACTCAGTGTCAGTACCTGTCATCAATCAAATTGCACAGAAAATACGTGGAGCACTTATCCACTAGTGAATTCGTGATGCACATTCCCTGCAATGAGTGCGGTTCATCTGATGGCAACAGCCTATACACAGATGGCCATACTTATTGCTTTGTTTGTCACCATCATACGGGAACAAATGGAGAACTAGAACACTCAAAAATAATGTCACAAACAGCACAACTAAAGGGCTCAGCGGTATCGCTGCAGAAACGAAAGTTGTCTGAGAAGACGTGTCAACAGTACAAGATCTTCAAAGATGGAGTCACACTAAGGTTTCACTACTTCACTGAAGACGGAATCCTCAAAGGTGCGAAGTTAAAAACTAAAGACAAAACATTCACCTATGAAGGCGAAACACCTGGCACATTTTTCGGACAAAATTTATTCCCATCAACTGGAAAACGAGTTGTTATCACTGAAGGCGAACTTGATGCAGCGAGCTGTAGTCAAGCCATGCCGGGTTGGCCCATGGTTTCATTACCAAGCGGCGCAGCGGCAGCCAAAAAATCGGTGCAACGAAATCTTCAATGGCTACAAGGCTATGAAACGATTGTCCTCTTCTTCGATAACGACGAGGCAGGCCGTAAGGCGACGGAGGAAGCGTGCAGCGTCTTGCCACCGGGCAAGTGCAAGATTGCATCACTCTCGGATGATTATAAAGACGCATCAGACGCCCTCGTGGCAAATGACTCTGAAGCTATTCGCCGCGCTATCTGGGATGCCAAAGATTATCGCCCGGATGGCATCGTCTCAGGTAAGGACCTCTTTGACCTTGTAACTACACCATCACCACCATCAGATCATGATTACCCATGGAAAGGACTCCAATCAAAGCTTCACGGGATACGGTATGGAGAGCTTATTTCTCTCACTTCTGGATCTGGAATCGGGAAGTCGTCCGTCTGTAGGGCACTGGCAACTCATCTTCTACAAAAAGGAGAACGGGTCGGTTACTTGGCTCTTGAAGAATCAAACAGACGTACAGCTTTAGGACTCATGTCCGATGCTGTAGGCAAGTCGCTACATCTCGGAGAACAAACACATGAAGAATTGGAGAAAGCCTTTAAGTCCACAATGGCAGGCTGGAATCTTTATCTTTACGATGGCTTTGGCTCTTTCGATCCTGACGTACTTTATAACCGGATTGAATACCTAGCACAAGGATTAGACGTAAAGGTTATCTTCTTAGACCACTTATCTATTCTACTTAGTGGACTAGATGGAGACGAACGTCGCATGATTGATGTCACCATGACTCGCTTGCGGTCACTAGTCGAACGCACAGGAATTGCAATGTTCCTGGTATCACATTTGAAACGAACATCTGGAGATCAGAATCATGAGGAGGGAGCAAGAGTTACTCTCGGTCAGTTGCGTGGCAGCGCAGCAATTGCACAACTCTCTGACGGCGTTATCGCCCTTGAGCGGGATCAGCAATCAGAGCGTGGATCTGGCAAAACGACTGTCAGAGTCCTTAAGAACAGATATTCGGGAGAAGTTGGCATAGCTAGCACCCTGGAATATGACCTGTCCACTTGTAAATTTATAGAACATGAAAATCCGAAAGACTTCGATCCAACAACAGATTTTTAGGGCAGAACAATATGCCTATTTGAAGAAACCTAATCCTCCTACACCTGAGATGGTGGAGAGGGCACAGTTTGTTGACAAGACCTATGTTTGGAAGGGTAATTGAATTTAATTTTCGACATTGAAACCGACGGATTTGTAAATGCTTGTACCAAGGTCCACTGCATTGGCATCCATGATCTTGATAGTAAAAAAACGTATGTCTTTAACGATGAAGGAGATCAGGAACCGATTACACGTGGTGTTCAGATGCTAATGGATGCAACCAACATCATCGGACACAACATAATCAACTTCGATTGTGCTGTACTACGTAAACTCTATGCTTGGTTCAAGGTACCGAACCAACTAGATACGTTACTGCTCAGTCGTCTTTATCACCCAGACATTCTCAATCTAGATCACAGAAAGAAGTGGAAGAACATGCCACTTCAATTATATGGAAGACACAGCCTTGAATCATACGGCTATCGCTTAGGTGAATACAAAGGAGAGTTCGGCAAGACTGCGGACTGGAATGTGTGGAGCCAAGAACTACAGGACTATATGGTCCAAGACGTAAACGTAACCACAAAACTATGGAAGCATTTCCAGCCATACCTGAGTGGGTCTCGTTAGAGCATCAGGTCGCACAAATACTACAAACCCAGGAGGAACATGGATGGCGCTTTAATGAAAGAGCTGCATGGGAGCTTGCATCGGCTCTCCAAAAAGAGTTGGAAGAGACTATTGAAATACTACGAAACAGGCACCCTCAAGTCAAAGCATCGGAATTCACTCCTAAAAGAAATAACAAAACGCAAGGCTACATTTCTGGAGCACCATTCACAAAGTTAAAGGAGTTCAACCCTACAAGTAGGGATCATATTGCTTGGATACTCAAGACACATTACAAATGGAAACCGACATTACTAACAGCAACACAGAAGCCGATAATCGACGAACCCGTTCTCAAGGAGATCGGGACAGAGTTTGCGCTTTTATGCTACAAGATTCTCGATTTGACAAAGAAGCTTGGGATGCTTGCCGAAGGGCAGAACGCATGGCTGAAGCTTGTTACGAGTCATGAGAGAATTCACCACCATTGTAGTGTTACAACTTCTACTTTTCGCTGTAGTCACCGTAACCCTAATTTGGCCCAAGTTAGTTCAGATCTGACATTCAGAAAGTTATTCGTAGCTTCACCTGGGCAAGTGATGGTTGGTGCTGACTTGAGTGGTATCGAGCTAAGGATGTTGGCGCATTACTTGTCACGCTGGGATTCCTATTATCAGGACACATTACTGAATGGAGATATCCATCAGGTCAATGCTGATAAGATCGGAATCTCAAGGCGACAAGTGAAGACCGTTCAATACGCCATGCTCTATGGAGCGGGAGATGAGAAAATTGGAGCAACATTTGATGAGAGCCTTCCCAAGAACAAGAAAAAGGCGAAAGGTAAGGAGATTCGGGAGGCGTTTATTGAAGCCATTCCAGGCTATGGCCAACTTCTTGAGGCTGTTAAGACGAAAGCCGAGGAGGGATTCATACGGGCGATCGATGGTCGGAAAGTTCCGGTAGATAAACCATTCAAAGCTCTTAACTACCTTTTGCAGTCATCAGCCGCCGTTATCGCAAAGCGGTGGATGGTAATTAATCAACAACACATACAAGAGCTAGGCCTATGTGCCTCACAGCTCGCATTTATACATGACGAAATCCAATACGAATGTGCCCCTGAGCACTCCAAGGACTTATCAACATCCTTGGTACTTAGCGCTGCGGAGGCTGGAGAATACTATCGAGTCCGCTGCCCAATCGGTGCTGAGGCACAAGTCGGAGAGAACTGGGCGGAGGTCCACTGATGAAACTACTCATTGATGCTGACTACATTGTCTATAAGTGCTGTGCAGCAGCCGAGACAGAAGTAGACTGGGGAGACGATGTAATTGTTGTCACCAGTAAGTTCAGCGAAGCAATGGCCGCTGTTAAACGCGACCTAACAAAGATCAAACAATCATTCCTTTGGGATGACACAGAGTTTATATTATTCTTTAGTGACTCTAAGAATTTTCGGAAAGAAATTTTTGAGGAATATAAAGGCCACCGAAATCGTAAGAAGCCGTGTGGTTATAGACGTGTCATCAGGGAATTAGCTAACCACTACGAAGTAATCAAGATGCCAACGTTGGAAGCTGATGATGCCATGGGCATTTATGCTACCCAACATCCTGGGAATGTAATCGTTTCACCTGACAAGGATATGAAACAGATTCCCGGTAGTCTCTTTACCCTTACTGAGACACTCCAGATTGACCCACAACAGGGATTGGAGTGGCACTACCTACAAACCCTAGCAGGCGACCAAACTGACGGCTACAGCGGCGTTCCCGGAGTGGGATTAAAGCGAGCTGCTGACCTATTT